TGTCGAAACACAATAGCAAAGTTACTCAAAAGAGTAACCAATCCATTTTAAATGGATTATATCTGTTGTCTCGCGCCTTCACTCTCGAAAGGAAACGAGAGCGGTTGGCTTGCAATTTTGCAGAACACTGTGATTTGAAGATTGAATCGATTGTAGAAAAATCGATAACAAAAATCAAACTAAGTGGTCTACATTCCTATGATATCAAAAATATCCAGTTAATACTGGGGGTTCTTGATGAGGATTGCAAGGTCAGCGCGGTTGGGAATAAGGATTGTTTACAAGATGTTAGTGTTACATCGTCCTTATTCGGGAAAGAGTGGTTTAGTTCAGCTTTGATGTGTTCAATCGGATTGATTGAAACATTGGCTGACTACCAGCGTGACTTCTTTGAGAAGCACGGCTACGGAACCATTCTTTCATGCGTGCACGCTTTACTAAGCGTTAATACCTACGACGAATATATTGATTTGATCAAATATTCGACTACGTGGATGCATGCTAGGAGTTTAAAGCAGGTTTTACCAAATGCGCCGAGCGCAGTTACTGGTTTACCTCTCCTATTCACTGGGTCTGTGCGGAGATTGTTGAAGAATCGAATGGTTCAAAAACAGTCAGACCACACCCAAGCCCTCTTTTGGTCCATCGCTCAGAATAAGCGATGTGCAGAGGTGGTGCCGGATTCATTTATTGGTAAGGCTCTTGTTAAGCATCATGCTACAATGAGTAAAGTTGCCGATCCGGTCCCTGAAGTTTTTCTCGCTAGTATAGGAGATAAATTTGATAATATTATAAGTCAAATTAACTTTAGGAAGGTCGATACTGTTCACGAGTATTCGACGTCAGCTTGCTGGGAAGCATCCACTTGTAATGGTGGTGCTAAGGCAGAACTATTGTACGCAGCCGTTAAGAATGGCCGTACGTCAAATGACGAGTTGCTTTCGATGGATTATCATCCACGAGCACGTCAAACTACTATTAAGATCCGTCAGGGCTACTCAGAGCCTGATCGTGATGATCATGAAGTATGTGGTGATAAATCATGTTTGTACTGTAAAAAGTATGACGATGATTATCAACCATATGTTAAAGTGACTAGTAGTGTAATGGAACGTCGTGGTTTTTTAAACGCGTCCATATTTGATATGCTTGATGAAAATGTCGAGCAGATGTGTCAGGCTAAGGTGTACCCTATTTGCGAACCACTTAAGATTAGAAATATTACAAAATCTAATGCTGGTTTATATTCTATTGCAAAAGGTATGCAGCTTGATATGCATAGTTCATTAAAGCGGTTTTTCCAATTCCGTCTAACCGGTGCACCTTGTGAGGTCACTGACATTGAAGAGCTAGTAAAGCGTTCTCCTATGGGGACATTTGCTAGTGGTGACTTCAGTGCTGCTACAGATAATGTAAAAATTGAGCTTACGAAGCTCTTCTTCGAAAAAGTTTTAACGAAGTTATCTGATACAGGTAGATACGATGGACGTCTCGTCCGGTGCTTGAGACGCGTGTTATATGAACACGAAATCCACTATCCCACAAGCTACGGTGTAGAACTAGAACCTGTCATTCAAAAGAATGGACAATTAATGGGTTCAGTTTTATCATTTATGGTATTATGTGCAATAAACATCGCTACGTATTGGCATGCAGTCGAACCGGAAACAAAAGATTTTCGTGATTTGAATGTTATGGTCAACGGCGATGATATATTATTTCGTTGCACGAAGGAAAAATACGATCATTGGATCGGTCAACTGCCAAATGCAGGTTTGACTCCTTCGCCAGGGAAGAATTTCTTCCATGATAAGTTTTGTACGGTTAACAGTGCGTTATTTTCCGTTAGAGACAACACCGTCAAGTATATACCATTTTTTAATGCTGGTATGTTACTTGGACAAAGTAAAGTGTGTAGAACAGAGTTCACTGATAAATATAAATCAAAACCTGTACATTGTCTACATAGTAAAGTTTTACATGGTGCGAATGATCCCGTTCGTGCTAATAGCAGATTCTGCTATTATAATAAAGACCTTTTAGAAAAGGCTGTAAAACATCCATCTGGGTATAATCTTAACTATTATATGCCTAGAGAGTTAGGTGGTCTTGGAATGAAAGTTCCAAATATGTCATATCTCAGTAGCGAAACTGCTATGAGAATGACATCCGATGATAAAATTCGGATGACCCCTTTTACTGTTGTGACACCTGTTCAGTTAGCGATTGCGTTAACATTGAATAAAAAGTGGACAACACCTTACTTAAAACCACCCATGAAACCGATTGGTCAACAGGTTGATCTAGATCGCGAAGATAATAATTTCGTCGATATTAGTAACAACGACTATGCAATATTAGTCACTGACAAGATGTGCCCTATGCCGTCTTTTTGCCGAGAAAAGTGCAAACAATCACGACCAGCAAATTGGTCTAGTCCAGCTATGGACTCACCTGAAATGGAACGCCTTCAATATGAAATGAAAGGTATCCACCTCCGTAAGACAGCTTATCGAGGTTCTCCAAAATACTGGAAACAACTAAATAGAGGTTTCCCTGTCACACATTTTGAACGTGTCAGCTATACAGAGTATAAGTGGATCGGTGAACAACCAATTCAAGAGGTAATTGATGATAGACAGCCATATGATATTAAGATGGCCGAGAAAGTTGAAACAAAACGTATGTTAGAGAGCTACAAGTTAGTTCTGGCACACGATCTCGAAGTTGCACGTCAATATGAGTGTAACATGTCTCATCAAGTGAATATATTACAGGAGATTTGTGGTGTTGTATAAATACAGCTACATCTGTGATATTTCTAAATTGATTTTACAGTCAAAGGTTATGGTGCGTGTGCAGCACAGAGCCTAAAGTGGATATAGCCACAACTTGGGATAGACCAAGCGAAAGATAATAAAACTATATTAAGATTCTTAGCAGTAATCATTCTGCAATCTACAAAATTTGAGCATATATTGATATGTTAACAGTGCTTCCTTGCACCGAACCAAATAAAGTAGAGATTACTGATTTAGCATCAGTGGGTCATCGAATTTAAACAGCCAAATCATCGTTAAGGAGATGAGCTAAGTTAATTACAGACGTGTTTGCGGTAGAACCGATCACATGTACACTAGAGATAGTGTGTAATTATAAATGCCAACAGACTACAAAGGCTAGTCCATTTAATACTTTAATAGTATATCAAACGATATTCGATCGAGCATAGTCGCTCCGCAGGCTTCTTAATCCTGCATGACTGGGAGGACCTCATGAATCAATCAAGAAATGGTAAAGGCAAGATTCCTCAATCTTCCCGTAAACAACGTCCTACGAAACAGTCGTCCACCAAAGCTCCCCGCAATAACAATATTGCTCGTCGAGCTCCCGCACGTATCCAACGTGCCCCTCGGTTTAATAATACACCGGGTGGTATCATTACTCAACAGTACATTAAATCACAAGCCGATCCTTTTGAATACGGCCCTGTACAGTTAGGTTTTGGTGCCTTGATTCCTACTCGTACTACTACCATTTATTTTCGTGGTAGTACTACTAGTAATGCTGATGGTTCTCTTGCTGTGATGTTATATCCACAAGCAGGAGGATTTATTAATTATGCAAATGGCGGCGCCGCTGTCTCGTTTGCAACATCAGCATCCAATGCGAATGCAACTGATTTTACAACCATTAGTGCAAATGCGGGCTCTGCTCGTTTTGTATCAATGGGGTTGAAAGCTTATCCTAACTTAGCTGCTACTACGACCCCTGGTCAAGTAGTTACTGGTTCTTTACCAGGTTCAACATTTAATCTATCACAAGCTCTCACACCGAACGATTTAGTTTCGTTCCCAACATCTCATGTTGGTAAAGGGTATGATGGAGCTGTTGCATGTGCCAGACCACAAGATCTTAATTCATTTGATTTTTATCCTCAAATGGTTAATGCATCTGGTTTTCTTACTACAACTCCTTTACCTTGTTCTCTACCATATATCTGTTTTACAGGTATTGGTTCAGGTACAACGGTCTATATTGAAGCTCAGCTTAATATAGAGTACATTGAAGAGTTGCAACATAGTTCTGCCCCTATGGGTCAATCCTCTTTAGAAGCTGGGCGTACGCTCGCTTCCGAATGGGAGAACTTAGAGAAAATGTGGTCACGGGTGAAGGTTTTACTTCCTGATCCCGGTCGTATTGGATACGACTCATTGTCCGGTACTGGTTCCCTAACTGGTACTGTTATGAATCAAGGTGGGAAATTGTCCTATGGTGGACAACTCGCCCGTAATGGGCGTAATTAAAATGCGTCATCACAAGAAGTTATTAACGTTCTGTGTTACTTTGATACTTATATTGATCTATTTACTGATCTGTAAGTATACAGAACTTTCTTGTCCTGTACCATTTTAAAATTACGACTCCTATTCCAACCGTAAGGCTCTCTTTTTCTGAGCTGGAACAGGTTACTTGAATGTGCCGATCTGCGATATTTCGCGACTGGTCCCACATTCTCGGTGATATGATATATATTTCGAATACTGTCACTAATATAATTTATAAGATCGACTTTATGTCTTCAGTAATGGTGTTTTAAATCCATTTATAAATTTAGTGTTAATTATACACAGTATGAAGCCATATAATAAGAGCTTCTTTTCGTTGTAGTGCTTAACCCCCTTACGAGGGCCTACAATATTAATATATCACATTATGTCACTAGTAGAACGTGAACCGACTGTCCGTGGCTGAAAGCCAAAGATAAGTAGAGATCACACATTGTCCTGTTCTAGTAGATCATATGAAGATCAAGAACGAGTCATAAAGCTATAGACTGATACCTGATAATGGGTATTGGTGGAGGCGAGCAGCTTAAAATTGCTACCTCTTTACATACATCTACCC